CATTAAAGGGCCTTGGGGAGGATTACGGTCCGTGAACCGATTGCCTATCTATGCATCCAGGCAACGTGGCCACACTTACAAGAAATCCCTTGCAAGTATGTTAACCGTGGTCCCCTCCAGGTCAATCAATGAAGTGTTGAGAACAATGTCCTTGAAAAGGTCCAGAACTTCTGAACCCAGCAAACCGTACCTTTCCAAACAAAAGCAAGTGAAGTGTTCATCACGAAGAGTGTCTTCAATCGGAACGACCATCTTCTTCGTGATGTTGTTTAATGTGACTCCAGCTGCCTTTGCATTCCAGGTAAGACCGGCTTCAATATCAATCCCTTTTCGCTTCTCATCGGACACGAAAGAAAATTCATACTTGAAACGCTCAAGGAAAATGTTCCTAATGGTTGGGTAGTAGCGGAACTCATATGCATACCCGACGGACTTGCCAGCCATGTATTCGTGATCAGAGACGGCTTGGTTCTTGTTAGCTCGCATGTTAAACCTACCTAGTGCTTTACCCAAAATGGGGACCGTGAGGTGCTTACACTCTGCAGGAATAAAAAACTTGCTCAAAAACGTCGCCGTCCACAACTGGTTGTGCCGCTTGACTTTGGCTTCCATCATTGCCTCAGCAGCAATGGAAGTGTAAATCTTCTCGACATAACGGCATTTCCCAGTCGCACGACATAGCATGTCATCGCCAAGTAGCATAGCTACCATCTTGTCCGGCTTCAGCTCTTTCATGGCTGCGTGACAAATAATTGCATTCCACCAAGTGTTCCTGAACGTAGTGTCAGTTGCACCTGTTGGAAGTTGGTTCTCCAATTTGGCACTGATGCCATATTTTGAGTTGTAAACTTTGAAAGTGTTCGTTCGCAAGTGCAGGCGAATGAACCACTCCGGGCAACCCATAATACGCATCAACGATACCTCAAGGAGCTGCACGTCAGCACATTGAAACTTGTCATTTGAGCTAAAGTCGGCTTCGATCCAAAAATCGTTGTCATTTTGTCTCTCCAAATGATGAGTGTAATCGCTTGGTGTTTTGCGATAACTCGTGTGGTACCTGTATGGTCCCTCCATGCGTTCAAAACAATGGTCCAGACGCCTCATGAGCTCATTAAAAATGGGCCCAGAAATGGCATTGTACAGATCTGTACCTTTGAAAATAACACGTGGAGCCCAATTAGGTTTGTGGGTAACGAGAAGTGCTTCGACTTTGACGAAAATGTCCTTGCGTGTGTAATCCTGCAATGTGACGTTGCACAAATCGGATATAGCATTGTTCATTCTCTTCTGCTTCTCGATACCAAATTTTGCGTTCCAAGCAGCATAGAGTGACTCGGTCCACTCAAATGGTTGCATTGGAACCGGGCACAGTCTCTTCACGAGATCCATAGCAGCTGATACTATCTTTGGTGTCGCTCTACCGGCGTTGTGATAGTTGCATCTTTTCCTAAAGGCTGCAACTGTATTGTACCAGCCGTTATCGGGAACGACTGGATGCATGTGGCGAAGTAGCGGGCCACATTGCATTGCTTTTTCACGGCTTAACTCGGTAGAGCGTGGCAGGCGCATCCGCACTCCCGGGATCGGGGCGATCAGCGGATTGGCGACCTGGTGGTATTCAGCTGTGCTTTCCACATACTGGTAGCGACCCGGCCCTCGGAGCATCATGCACTGATCTCCGAGGCACTGGTCGGTGGTGGTGTTGGTGTTGGTGTTGGTGTTGGTGTTGGTGGTGGTGTTGGTGGTGGTGTT